AGGATCAGAAGTTAATGTTTCAATCAACTTATCATCAAGAGAATTTAAAGGCAAATACTACCATAATATTGATGGTTGGTTTATAGCTAAGATGGGAGAAGAAACAGTAGGTGATAATTTTGTTACTACCGATGAAGATATGCCTTTCTAATGGTAGCTGAAGATAATTTTAAAACCTTATGCAACCTTACAACATCATTGATGGGGTTGCGTAAGGGTTCACTCTCTTTTAAAAGCAGAAAGAGTGAATTACAAGTGCCAAGAATGGTTGCGGCTGTAGTTGCAAGAATGGTAGACGAAACTCATAGATCTATAATATCAAAAGAGATTAAAAGAGATAGAACTCTTATTTATCATTATGAAAAGATGCACCAATCTAACTATTCATCTTGGGAAAAGTATCGAGATTGTTTTAATAGAATCTATAACGCTTACACAAATATCCACGATTCAAAAAGAACTTTTACTGATATGTTTCATTTAAGGCATCATCTTAGAGAACAGGGTGTTAAGCATAGTGTAAACCCTCAAGCTACAATTAAGATTACATCAGGAAATGTAGGGGTTGATATTAAAGTTTCTTACAAAGACTTCTACAATCAATTAGAATTATGTAAGTTAGCCCTCAGAGATTGTAACTATAATTTAGAAATTTTATGATAAAACCAAGCTATTACGCAGTTATCCCTGCTGAGGTAAGATACAGCAAAAACTTAACCCCAAACGCTAAACTACTTTATGCAGAGATAACTGCACTTTGTAATATGAATGGTAAATGTACAGCTTCAACTGATTACTTTTGTAAACTATATGAAGTTAGTAGAGTGTCAATACAGAAATGGCTAAAGAATTTAGAAGACAATAATTATATTAAGCGTGTTAACATATATAAACAAGGTAGTAAAGAAATATTATCTAGGTTGATAACTTTAGTTAACATACCTAGTAAAGAAAAGTTTACAGATAATACTAATATAAATATAACTAATACTAATCTTACAGATAGTAATAGAAAGGCTTTCTTTAAAAAACCTACTTTAGATGAAGTTAAAAATTATTGTATCTTGCGTAATAATAATATAGATGCAGAAGCTTTTATTAGTTTTTATGAATCTAAAGATTGGATGATAGGAAAAAATAAAATGAAAAATTGGAAACAAGCAATTATTACTTGGGAAAAAAGAGAATATAAAAAACCAACAATGTCAAAGCTAGACTCTCAAATCAATGCTTGGCAAGAAGCTAAAAAATTAATTTAAAAAAAGAAAATATGAAATTACCAAATTTAATAGATTTAACTCCTGAAGGCGAATTAGTAAAAAGAGCAAATATAGGAGAAGAAGGTTATGCTGAGAATGTAGAGTATCATTTACTAATAAGTGTATCAAACTATAGAACTCACATAGAATACTATGGAGAAGATGGTACTTATTTAGATGAAAAACAAATTAAAAAGATTATAGATAAGAAATTATGAAACCACTAAAACAAGAAAACCTACAAGAGCTTACTGAAAAAGTTTTAAACCTGATAGCAAAAACATCAGTAGAAATAGGGCATAAGGCAGATCCTAAAACTCTAGCTAGTTTAAGCAAGATATTTGCTCAGGACTTAATACAAGAGATACGTTTTGGTAAAATGACATTTAATCAAATAGAAGATGCATTTAGATTAGGTATAAGATTTGGAAAAGATGAACCATTTTTAAACATCAGAACTTTTTATAAGTGGACGTATGCCCATAAAAAAGTAATAGATGATGCCACTTATCAAGTAGAAACTTTAAAACAAAAGAATGTTCCATATTATCAAGAACCAATAAAGCTACTCAAATGATAGGTTGGGTAATAGTAACAGCCATTGTAATGTGGCTAATAAGAAAATTAAAATGAAAAAAGAAAAATTTTATAATCCTGATAAGTGTAGCTTATTTAAAATGCAATTTGGATTTGAAGCACCATCAAGAGTTATAGCAGGTAAACGAAAACAAACACAAAATGAAAACAAAAGAGAAAGTCAAGTATTGGCTAAAGATGTATCCTGATTTAAGAGATGATGACAATAGATTATGCTCAAATATTTGGGCAGAAGAACTTGGTCATATTGAAGGTATGACTCAAGAAACACCGATTGTAGAGTTTTTAAAATTATATGCTAGTAATAAATTTACATCAGCACCTAGCATAAAAAGAGCAAGAGCAAAGCTACAAGAAGAGTGTCCTGAATACAGAGGTAAAAAGTATAACTTAAGAAAAGGAATATTACAAGACAAATGGCGTAAAGACTTGGGTTATGATTTACAATAAAGATTTTAAAGAAATAATTAAGGACTTAGATAAACAAAATACTTTAATTATAACAGATCCACCTTACAATGTTAACTGGAATTATGATATTTATAAAGATAATTTAAGCGAAGAAGATTATTTAGAAATGTTTACCCATTTTAAAGATTTTAAATTAGTTGTCATACATTACATAGAAGACATAATAAAATTTATAGTGCCGACAATGGGAGTTCCAACAAAAGTAGTTCAATGGGTTTACAATAGTAATATGGGAAAACAACATAGAAGTATAGCATTTTTTAATTGTAAGCCTGATTTTAATAAAGTAAAACAAAAACCAAAAAATCCTGATGACATAAGAGTAAATTCTGAAGTTAAATTATACGATTGGTGGAATATTAATTTAGTAAAAAATGTAAGTAAAGAAAAAGAAAATTATTCTAATCAAATACCTGAAAAAGTTTTAGGTAATATAATAAAAACTACAGCAAATAATGAAACAATTTTCGATCCTTTTATGGGTAGCGGTTCTACTTTAGCAGTTGCAACTAAGTTGGGGTTTAAATATATTGGATGCGATATATCAGAAAAAGCATTTGCAATTACAAAAGAAAGATTGAGTAAAATTGAAAATAATTTATTCAGATGAAAAAGACAATAAGTAAATTAAAAAAAGAACTAGACAAATGGTTTAGTTTGTTCATTCGATTAAGAGATGCAACAGATGAAGGAATGGTACAATGCTTCACTTGCGGTTGTATAAAGCATTATAAAAAAGGAATGCAGAATGGGCACTTTCAATCAAGAAGTTTCTTAGCCACGAGATTTGATGAAGAAAATTGTCAACCGCAATGCGTAGGATGTAATATGTTCAAGCAGGGGGAACAATATAAATTTGCTTTAAATTTAGAAGCTAAGTATGGTGAAGGAACAGCAGAAGAACTACAATTTTTAGCTAAGTCAATAGTCAAGTTTACTAGGAGTGATTATGAAGAAAAGATAGGTTATTACAAAGACCTTGTTGAAAAGTTAAAAAAAGACAAAGGGATTGAATAAACTTTTATATTAAGTTTGCGTATGCGGAAAACGATTTATGCTAACGAAGAACACCAACAAGCAATAGAAACTTATTTAATAATGTGTGAAGAATTTGTAAAAGAAACAAGCACAAAAGTAAGATATCAAAACTACATAGGAGTTATAGATTTAATTCTAGAATATCATAATAATTACGGTTCAGGAACAAAAGAACACAACTTCTTTGATTGGTTAATGATAATCCCTATAAATGTATCAGTTGCAACTAATGGTTATTTTGCAGCCTTAGAAACCAAAGGAAATAGAGCAGCACTAAGAACTTATAGGATAATACTTGATGAATTACTGCAAGAAACAGTAGATAAGATTGATAGAATAACTCCTGCTGATGACTGAGATATATAAAGAAATAGCAAAATTATCAGATAAGTTTAGGACTATGGCTTATGGTCTTACAACTGATAAGAATAAAATAGATAATGCTGTTCAGGAACTGATGTTATATTTTCTTCAACAGATGAATCCTGAAACTTTAAAATCAATTTACGATAAAGACGGAATTGAAGGAATTACCAAGTATGGATCTGTAGCACTAAGACGTTCTTTAACAAGCCCAAGAAGCAATTTTTTTTATAAGTATGAAAAATATTACACACATATTGATGGTGGCTCTTATTCTGCTAACACAACTTTTAGTAATGATGATGTGGCTTGTAATATTGCTAATAATAAAAACATATCAAATATTCCAAATGAAAAAATAGATAATTGGCAATGGACAAAGCTAGAAGAAATTGACCAAGCCTTAGAAGAATCAGATTTCAGTTGGTACGATAAGAAGGTTTTTGAACTTTATTATTATGAAGGCAACACCCTTGATTCACTAGCTAAGAAAACAAGTATAAGCAGAAACAGCCTATTTACTACAATAGATAAAGTTAGAACAATAATTAAAAAGAAGTTGAATGAATATAAATAAAATATACAATGAAAACTGTTTAGACACTATGGAAAGAATGGATGATAATTTTATAGATTTAACAGTTACATCTCCGCCTTATGATAATTTAAGAACTTATAATGGATATAGTTTTGACTTTGAAAATATAGCAAAGGAATTATATAGAGTAACTAAAGAAGGTGGTGTAGTTGTTTGGCTTGTTGGAGATGCTACAGTAAAAGGTAGTGAAACAGGAACGAGTTTCAAACAAGCCTTATACTTTATAGAATGTGGTTTTAAATTGCACGATACTATGATATGGCAAAAGACAAATCCTATGCCAAAAATAAAAACAAAAAGATATTTTGATTGTTTTGAATATATGTTTGTTTTTACAAAAGGTAAACCCAAAACTTTTAACCCTATTTTAGTAGATTGTAAAAGCGCAGGTAAACTTTATAATTCTACTTGTAAAAATATAGGTGGAGAAAACGGAAGAACAAAAAAAACATTTATACTAAATAATAAAAGATATAAAAATAATATTTGGGAAATAGCAATAGCACAAAATAAAACAGGGCATCCTGCGGTATTCCCTGAAAAAATAGCAAACGACCATATAAAAAGTTGGTCAAATGAAGGAGATTTAGTTTATGATTGCTTTATGGGAAGCGGAACAACTGCAAAGATGAGTATTTTAAATAAAAGAAACTATATAGGAAGTGAGATGAGTTCTGAATATTGTGATATAATAAGACAAAGATTGAGCGCACAACAAAAAGAATTGTTTTAATATGAATAAGTTCTTTGTTCCTGATGAAATATATAAGGATAGAATATCTATCTGTAGAGAATGTGTTTATTATTTTAAACCAACAGGGACTTGTAAAGATTGCGGCTGCTTTATGAAAATCAAGGCACGTCTTGCACCTATGGAATGCAGTCAAAAGAAATGGCAAAAAACAACTGAGATAGAAACTCCTGATGATTTACCTCAAGAGATTATAGATGAAATATTAGATATGTGGGATGACTTAAAAACAGGAAGAGCAAAAGATGTAGCAGCTAAAAAACGTATGATAGAAACTTACAATACAATATATATGACTAATTATGGAACAGGAACTAATTGTGGTTCTTGTTTGTCAACTTGTTATGATGGAATAAAAAAACTATATAATAAATACAATGAATAAAAAAAACTACAAATCAATAAAGTCAGTTCTACGCTATCATATTAAAAAAAATGTGAAAAGCCTTTGGACTTGGGATCAAGGTGAAGATGAAAACTTTACTTGCATCTATGAAAACTATTCAGGCGATGACAGAATCTATACTAGCCAACAACTTTTAAAGCTCTTGGAAAAATGAAGATAATCTTACTAATACTAGCAGTCTTTGTAGTAAGTGCAATAGTTCTTTTCTTTATTGACTGCAAGTTAAATGGAAATAAAAATAAAAAATTAAATAATAACCTAAAAAGAATGAATGATGCCAATAGATTATAAAGAAACAACAGAGCCAAGTTACTACTCTGGAACTAAATATGGATACTCAGCTAGGAAAGTAGTTGAAGACTTTAACTTATCTTACAATGTAGGTACGTCAGTAAGTTATTTACTTAGAGCGGGAAAGAAAGAAGGAAACCCTGCTGAACAAGATATACAAAAAGCAATAAACCATTTACACTTTGAACTAGACAATCTGTATAAGAAAAGTGAGCAATGACTTTATATGCTTGTAAATGTGGTAAAGAAGAAAAAGAAGTAGCAAAGGCTAAGATTATCTTTGTTGATGGAAAATGGGTTACTGATGTTAAATGTGGATGTGGTAAGTATATGGATAGCGAACCAACAGAAGGTATGCCTAATCTAAAACGTACAGAACCATCACTAAGTAAAAGACGTGATATGCTATGGGATGGGGCTAAAGAAAAGCTAATAGGTGAAAGAGGTGTAAACGAGCCTTTTGATTAATGAACTTTGCTATAAACAATAAGCAGGATAAACAAAGTCTTTTTAATTACTTAAAAGAACTTGATAACAATTACATAGTAAGCGTAAAGAAACAAAGAAACAATAGGTCTAATATGCAGAACAATTATTACTGGGCTTGTATAGTACAACCATTAAGTCAAGAGCTAGGCTACTTTCCTGATGAAATGCACGATTGCCTGAAAGTAAAGTTTGCAAGTGAATGGCAAAGCATAGAGATAAACGATAAACAGATAGGACTACAAACAGTAAACAGTACAGCTAGAATGAACACTAAAGACTTTGAAGTATATGCAAACCAAATAAGGATATGGGCTTTAAGTGAATTAGGTATAAGACTAATGCTTCCAAATGAATTCAAGTAAGTTTCTATTATATAATGACAACTTGATTAATCAAATTATTTCAAAATGAGTACACACGGTGGAAAAAGAACAGGAGCAGGGCGTAAGGCAAAAGCAGAAGAACAAAAGCTAATAGAGAATCTAACACCTATGAATGCAATGGCTTTAGAGTCATTACAAAAAGGATTAGAGAAAAAGGAACAATGGGCGGTTAAATTATTCTTTGAATACTTCTATGGCAAACCTCAGCAAAGGGTAGATGTAACATCTAATGAAGAAAGCCTTAATATGCCTTTAATAAACTTTGTAAAAACTGGATCTTAACGAAAAATATAATCCTTTATTTCAATCGGATGCTAGATACTTCATTATCACAGGTGGTAGAGGTTCTGGCAAGTCATTTGCTGTTACAGTATTCTTAACGCTTCTTACAATGTCTAGAAATATTAGAGTTTTGTTTACTAGATACACTATGGTATCGGCTCACTTATCTATCATTCCTGAGTTCTTAGAAAAGATAGGTCTTTTAGGTTATGAGAATATATTTAGTGTAAATAAAGCTGAGGTAGTAAATTTAAAGAATAAATCCGACATTCTATTTAGAGGCATAAAGACATCAGCAGGAAATCAAACGGCTTCACTTAAATCTTTAACAGGAGTGTCTAATTGGGTGCTTGATGAAGCTGAAGAACTTATAGATGAAAACATCTTTGACACAATAGACCTTAGTATTAGAGAGAAGAATATACAGAATAGAGTAATACTAATTTTGAATCCTGTTACCAAAGAGCATTGGATTTATAATAGGTTTTTTCAAGACAAAGGCGTTGAAGCAGGTTTTAATGGTGTTAAAGACAATGTGTGCTATATCCACAGTACATACCTAGATAACGTAGAAAATCTCTCTACGAGTTTCCTAGGGCGTATTAAGAGCATAAAGCATACTAACTTTAAAAAGTACCAACATAAAATTTTAGGAGGTTGGTTAGACAAGGCTGAGGGTGTAGTATTTGAGAATTGGACAATTGGAGAATTTAATCCTGATAACCTACAAACTTCTTGTGGAATGGACTTTGGTTTTAGTATAGATCCTGACTCACTTACAGAAGTAGCTATTGATAAGAAGCATAAAAAGATATACCTTAAAGAACATATATATCGTAATGGTTTAAAGAGTCAAGAACTAGCTGCAATCATATTAGAGAAAGTAGATAATACTTTAATAATAGCCGATTCAGCAGAGCCAAGACTGATTGCTGATCTTAAACATTTAGGTGTAAACATTAAACCAGTTAAGAAAGGAACTATTGAAAGTGGTATAACTAGAATGCAAGATTATCAATTAGTTGTATCACCTGAATCTACAAACATAGCCAAAGAATTAAACAATTATGTATATGCAGATAAAGGCTCAAAATTATACGTGGACAATTACAATCACGCAATAGACGGAATTAGATACAATATTATTTATCACTTAGATAATCCAAATGCAGGGAGGTATTTTGTACAGTAAACTAAATATCAACTTTTTCTATTATATAACAAGAACACTATGAAAGTAAAGATTAAGAAGGGCGGTAAGGTAAAGCAGTTCAAATTAATAAA